CACTTGTAGAATTATTATCTGCAGTTCCTAACTGCACTGGTCGCTTCAAAAAATCGTCCATATGATCATTTTTTGCCAATAGAACACTTGGTTGTGACAATGAACCGTCAACACTTAATGTTGACTCACTATCAAATCCAACTGTTCCATGCATTTCTTCTCCTTCAGTTACACCAGGTTGTACTGGCGTGAATCCTGCACCTTCAACTGGTGCGCTTGTATTGTGTTCTGAAATTAGTTATTATTATTAAGTAGGTTTATAATCATTATACCTACACCACAATATTGCCCCCGAAGATTAGCGGTTGCGTACATTTGTACATTTAAATCTTTACTAACTATTTATGTTGTGGACATAGTAGCTCCTCTATTACAATGAGGGTAAAGGTATGGGGCGGTTAAAGCCCATAGGATGTAAATTGGTCCTTCTCATATTCAAACATAAGTTCGTCATAATCGTACCAATTTATACGACTTACAATACCAATGTAGTCGGGTTTCTTGGCCAATTTTACGATATGATCGTATAATTGTCCTTTTTCAAATTCATAAACGATGCGTCCGTGTAGAAACCAATTACGTAATGCATCCATACAGATATTACTCATGTAATCAACTCTAGTAAGAGGACTGTCATTATCGACAAAACATAACATTTTGCGAATTGAAGCCTCATCAAGAGGAGCCATAAGATAACCTGTTTCATCATCTAATCTAAATGTTCTTTTGAGAAAACTAACCTCGCTCCAGGATTTCCACCGAAATGTGGAACCTTTATCTGCTGGAGTTAATTTCATCCCAAAAAGCCCATGATAATAAACAATTTTATCTAAAGTATAACTTTCCTTTATCTCGGAAGAAACTTTTAACAAAAGGTCATCACCATAAGTTTTTATACGAACATATCTATCAAATGGGCCATAAACTTCATAATATTTCTTAACATCATCTATTTCCATATTTGCAAATTGTACATTATCTTCTATAAGATTATATGCATAAAAGGCAATACGATTAGACAATTGATTTGAAATAGAATTTGTCTCAGCTGTAATACTGCCACCAGATGGTGTATGATTAATAACTTTAATCAAATCTCCATTAGCAACTATATAAAACTGAGTCATATCAGAAGCTAATGCCCACATTAATATTCTAATTTTATCAAAGAAGGGATTATCCTTGACCAAATCACAACATAAACGTAATGACATTCCTAATAATTGATTTCTAATATCAAAATCCTTAGCGTCCAAATCAGCTACATCACCATGATTAAAAAGCTTTTCATACTCTGTTCCCAGAGCATCTAAACAATTTTTCACAGATGTGAGCCATTCTTTACTAGCGGCATTGATACCTATTGCAATCTCAGAAACATCTCGTAAACTTTTCATATACTCTAATATACTAAGAAAACACCATCGCAAAAGAATAATTAAAACCATCTGTCCTACAAAGAACTGACGAGTTTTTCCAATATCTTCTTTTGCGGCAGATATTACCTCGCTTTTTGGGGTCATCCTAAATAGGAAATGACAAGATTGTCCATTACTTAAACGTTCAATACACCATTCTAATTGATCCATGATATCATCATCGATCATATATTTTAATGGTTCTTGATCTATTAAGTACAAATAATCTCGTTTCTTTCCTATTTTGGGATAACCAACTGCTGTTTTAACATTCATTCGATTGACATATCCTGGTATTCCATTTATAACTTGGTTCAAGCTAAATGGTTTAATTTTATTAAAATTACCAAGCTTATGCCAATACTTTAATAAATCATCATAAGCAAGACCAAGCAAGGCAGGGTTAATATCAGGTTTTGGTCTTAACACTCCTTCAGCTACTCTAAGAGATGGATTTATCCATTCTCCTTTTCCATTAACATATGGGCGTAATTTGGGAACTCTCCAATCATTGTTCTTTATATAACATTTGAAAAGAG